GTTGAAACGGTGCCTTTAAGTGAAAGACTTCGTCCATAGTCGTTCCTTTCGTGTACAACGATTAGTTGTATAATGATTATAGCACGACAAATTTTTAATGTAAATAGGTTTGCCGATATTTTGTACCCAAACCGCAGAAAAATGCGCCCTGCCGGGACACGGCAAGGCGCATGGGCGGCGTTCAGCGGCTGGCGGCCTGCAGCACGCCGCTGTTTACGCGGTATTCCGGCAGACTGCCGCGGTTCAGCATCGAACAGCCATCCTCCCCCGCTATGATGATATGATCCATGATCGTAAAGCCGAGTTGGCCGGTGACCTCCATAATATGGTAGGTCGTCAGGCGGTCCGCCTCGGACGGAATGGCCAGCCCAGTGGGATGGTTGTGTGCCAGAATGCCGCAGGTCGAGTTGGTGCGGGCCACGGCGCGCAGCAGCTTGCGGGTGTCCACGGCCACGCGGTTGGGAACGCCCTCGGCAATGCGCAGGTCCTGCACAGGGCGGCAGGCGTCGTCCAATAAAATCAGGTAGAGCTGCTCATTCTGCACACCGCGGAACAGCGGCTTTACGTAGGCGATGGCCGCCTCTGCCGAGTTCAGCGACAGGCGGGTCTTGCGCTTTTTCAGCTCATAATAGCGGCTGCACGCCATGACGGTAGAAATCAGCCGCGCACTTTTGGGGCCGACGCCCTCGACCCGCATCAGCTCCTCGGGCTCGGCCTCCAGCACTTTGCAGAAATCGCCGAAGTGCTGAATGAGCCTGTGCGCCAGCGCGTTTGTGTCTGCCCGCGGGATGGAGAGAAACAGCAGATATTCCAGTGCCTCGTGTTCGGCCAGGCTGTCCAGTCCGTCTCGCTCGACGCGCTCCTGCATGCGTGCGCGGTGTTTCGCGTGAAGATTTTCGTCTGCCATTTTTTCACATCCCATCTTTACGTTCTGCTGGTTTTATTATATACTGTAACAAAGTGACAACGTACCATCGTTAAATAATTTCAAAAATGCAGGAATAAAGTACGAACTGCCTACATTTACTGACTATTACCCGCTCCGTTCTGCTTGTTGTAGTTCGCCGTACTGATGCCCAGCAGAACCCCAAGGAAAGTATCGACAGCCGTAATGGTGCCGACGATTTCCTCACCGTAGGGCAGACCCCAAATCTTGGCAACTGCGAAATACAGCGTAGCCAGGGCGGGCAGCAGATACTGTGCCACCCATTTCAGAATATCATATGTCCTGTTACTCATTGTACACTACTCCTTCCTATTTATCAATAGGATATTCATGCATCGGAAGTGCATCTACCTGTTTCATCGCCTTATCCCCCGTCCCGTTGCCGTGACAGGCATGATATGGCAGGTACAGATAATCATGTAGGTTCTCGTACTCGTCACGGGTGATATACCCTCGGGCTACATACTTGTCCGAAAGACAGACGATGCGGTCATGCGCCAGGCCGAGCGTAAGCTTATTCCAGTTATTGGTACGTTCGCTTCTGTATTGCAGGAAGCTCCAGAACCCACCGGAGGCCAGCACAGTGACCACTACCGTCACAAGTGTTTGAATCCATGGTTCCATTTTGAGTCACCTCCGAATCATACACTCATGATGATGAGCTTTTTGTTTTTCACATAGACCTTCTTATGGAATAATGTCTCATATAATCCAACGATACCCTCTCGCTGCTGACGAGACAGACATTTGTAGTAATTGCCCATCCAACCCTTGAACATATTCTCTACATTCTCGTAGGGCATTTCGCCCTGCTCAACCTTAACCGCAAGTTTCTTGAGCTTTCTGCGCATAGTTGTTACGCGCTTTGGGTTGATGCGCTTGATTACCCTGCCGTCTCTCGTCAGGGAATACTTCATCTGCAAATACTTGTATGTGCTGCTGATTTTCACGATTCTTGTTTTCTTCCTATTTATATGTATCCCTCATTCCTCCGCAATGGCCGTTATAGCCTTCAATAGGAACTCAAGATACTCTTTGGACGGAGACATAACATAGAAATCGTCGCAGTAGCGCCCGTAGAACTTTACACCGCATACCGTCTTTACATAGCTGTCGATTCGGTGCGGGTAGTAAACACCTACCGCCTGCGAAATCTGGTCGCCCATGTTGACGGACTTAGGCATGAATCTCTCGCCGGTCAGCAGTTCTTTCGGAACTTCACGATAGGCCAGTTTATTGAAGACAGCTCCCATGCAGCATTCGAACTCGGCGTCGTCCATATAGGAGACATCGATTTCAAAGCCTGCGAATATAATGTCAAGGAGCCATTCGACAAAAGGGTCGTGATTCACTAACCCCGCCAGGTCCTCTTTTGCAATTTCGTGGATAATATTGTCGTAGAATTTACTGAAATCTCCGAACAGAATATAACCGTCATTGCCGTAGGACTCATAGTATTTGTGCAGGTGAATTTCAAAGCGTTTCCGCTGTAGACCGATTCCACGGTCCTTTAATGATGCGCAGTTATCGTAAATGATTCTTTTACGAATTTCCGGCATCAAGACACAATCGCATAAGGTGTGACGTATCACACGGTCTCGTACAGTCAAAGAAGTAATCGGGCGTATCTTTCCGCGTTCATGCAATTCAAACTCCTGGGTGGGACCGTTGACCAGCGTTCGATTCCTCAAGTCGTCCTGTATAGAGAACAACTCGGTGAGATAATCGAACATGAAATGCTGAGTCGAAGGCTTCCATTTTGAAGTGTTGACCGCTTTCAGATAGCCCGAATACAGGTTGTTGGCGTCCGTGATAACAGATTCGCAATGCGTCAAATTATTCACCGTTATAACAATACTTACCGTAGTAAATTGTTTCAGGCTTTAGTATTTATCCCACTTGCAAGGGAATGGACAGTCCCTCCTTCCTTATCAGTAGTAGCTGAAAGGAATCCGGGCGCACGCCATTGACATTGCCAGCATTGTTGTAGTTCGCATTGCCATTGTTGTTCACATTGGCGAAATTCGTCGCAGAAACGACACAGTTAGGGGCTGCCCAGGAATCGCTTGCAAAATCGGTTATCACTTTTGCGCCAACGTTTTATCAAATCGATTTCTCGATTGATAGCATTGGAATACTGGGCGTAGTCATTTACGTCCACGTCAAAAGTATCGACGACACTCTGTATTTCTACAGTGAGTTGCCGACAGGCAGCTAAGGCATGGGTTTGGTAAGCGCGCCGTTGGTTGTATTCGCTCAAGTTTTTTGGATAAATAGCGTTAGCAGCACTAACGTCCTGCACTACCGAGGCCGCAAAACGCACAATGGCGCCGCGGTACTCGTCAAGCAGGCACTCATACTTGTCACGGTTTTCTATGTTATCCTTTCCAAGAATATATTTCCTTCTTGCGATAGGCCCAACGTCCCGGATTCCAAAATTCCGCAGAACCAATTGGTTGAACATATCACGCATAACATGTGCATGGTAAACAGCCTCAAATTTGGATACGGGTCTATCACTTGCCAAAACGCTCATGGCTTAGTAGTCCTCACCGGTGAGCTCTTTGAACTCATCCTCGGTAATCCAGCCCTTCTCCACGGCGTCACGCACGCGGTCGATGGACCAGACCTTGTAGACCTTATAGAACTTTTTGACCATTTTATACTTCGGGGAATGTTCCATTTTGATTTCCTCCTTACAGCTCTACGCCGGTCATCATGGCCAGATACTCGACATCCGAACGCAGTTTGACCGCCGCGCGCTCAGAATCCGTAATATCACGCAGAACAAACCAATACTCGTCGGCATTCTTCGTGACCTGCACACACTCCATGTACGGGTGGGTCTCTTTGACCTCGCCATCATCAATGATGACGGGAGAGCAGATGTCGGCAAAGGTATCCTTGCTGACCTCCATCCGGGTGATAAAGTTATTGCCGTTCAGCCGTGCCTCCTCGATGACGAGGCCACTGGCAAAGGTAAGGGTATACTTACGATCTTCCATGGGAAAATCCTCCTTTTATCTCAAGATTCCACAAGCGGCGCCGCAATGGTGCGGCGCGATTACGCTACGCTGATTACGAAGTACGGGCGCACGCCACTGACAATGCCAGCACAGCCGTAGCCCGCATAGCCATTGCCGTTCACAAGGGCGAAATTCGTCGCAGAAACGACATCACGGAGCCAATACCACTGACGATTCGAGATGTATTGCGGTGCCATACGGAACAGTGCGAACTGAGACTTGCCGGTCGTGTAGTTATACGGAATGAACGAGCCATCGCAGCCGGGCTGGAACACCGAGTTGCCGTAAACCATACGCTCACACATCAACTCAGCCGTGGAATCGAACCAGCCACCACCGCTCTGACGGCCGTTGGACACGGCATTGCAGAGAATATCGCGATGCGTAGTAACGAGATCGCCAAACGCTGCTGCGATGGCAGTCTTGGCCTGATCGAGACCGCTTTTATACATCAGAGAGCCGACATAGCCGCCCTCAGTTGTATGGGTCTCGTTCATCTTACCGCTATAGAGCGGGGTGTCAGGCACGATGACCAGATGATGACGGGTAAAATCGGTATCACCGCAGCGCAGGAAGTAGTCCATGTCTGCGATACGCCAAGTCACACCATTGATGACCCAATAGTCGCCGATGTACAGGTTGTCGAAAGAGCCGTCCTTGATGGCAGCCTTCTGGGCAGAGCTTACGCCACCACCGAGGTTCTTACCCCGGAACACGTTGCAGTGGTTGATGGGAGAGATGAGACCGGCCAGCTCAACTGCCGCCCGAGAGGCAAGCACTTTTCTGGTGCCCCGTTCGCCATCCAGCAGAAAAACATCGTCTTTCGCAATACGGTCAGCTGCGGGATAATCTACAATTTTAGGCATTTTGAAGTTCCTCCTTTTAATACATGTAACTGAATGTGAGATCGGTTACTACTGTAGTGGACCAGTTTCGTATAGTAACGACAATTTTAACGGTGCTTCCACTATAAGAAAGGTCCACCAGCATATTGTTGTACCATTCATTGCCGCCGATTTCTTCTTTCCAAATCACTGATCTATAGTTTATTACTCTTCCGGTTGCCATACCGAGAATCGTATGGCCGACATCTGTCGTAAGCGTCACATTTTCGTAGTTAGTGTTTTTTTCAGGAAGATGAAATGTGACGGTGCCGATATTTCGAGCATTGGCCATTATTCTGTTGCCGTTGTAATAACCCTCCGGCAATTGAATAATCTCACCAGGTTTCAAAACCTTACTGTAGGACTTTTGATTCGGCATGATTCCTTTTTTCAGTTCTTTATTACCGGAGTAAAAGGTACTGCCCTCAAGAACCTGAGAAGCATCAGCCGTGGCCTTACGGAGCTTGAACATGGACAAACCGGCACTGATGGCCTTTGAAATCTTACCCATACTCAAATCCTCCCGTCTGCAAGGACTGTGATGTTAATGGTCGGCTTGGCGTCATAACAGTAGATTTTCACAAATCCGTTGCCGGTCTCACCGTAAGACAGCAGCTCCAGCGCATTTTGAAGTGCTTCGTCTTTACTCTGCGTTCCGGTAGGCTCGAAGTACATTGGACCCATATTCGTATCGGCTGTGACATTGCTGACCATGACAGTCTGGCTGTAGGGTGCGGTACTCGACCAAGCGTTGGCCTTCAGGGTAAAGCTGTAAGTCTTGAGCTTGTCAATGCGGGCATTCAGCTTACCGGCGACATCCGTGGTAAGGGTCTCTCTCTGGTCGTTGAACCACTCGCTGAATTCTGCTCCCCACTGGGCAACGATTTGGTCGGTAGACATCTGGGTCAGGACCCCTGTTGCCAGCGGGCAGGCAGAAGTACCGACCACATTCTCAATGTACTGCTGGGAGATGGAAGTGCTTCCGGCCTTACGCAGAATATAAGCGAGCGGATACTGATGCACATGCTCGGTCTTCGTAAGGGTTGGTTTCACGGGGGAAGTCGAAGGCAAGCCATGGATGATTTGGATGTTGTTACAGCGTGCAGTCGTATCTTCATTGACCTCAAGAATGACAGCGTCATAGCGGTCCTGAAGAACTCCAGCCGTGCCGCAGTCCAAAACCATGATAGAATCGTTCAGGGTCCATGTATGGTCAAACCACGCGCGTCCGGTATCGACATTGATTTTGTTTCCGGAGTTTACGGTCACTGCAAAGGTCTTGCCGTAAGCACTGATAACACCATCACGAATGATACCGTCGAACATGCGGGACATTGCCACTGCATCGTATTTCCTATCGCCGTTCTTCGAGTTGTAGAACCCATAAGTAAGTGCCATGCTCAATCACTCCTTTCTGTTAAACTGTTGTAAATGTCGGAACAATGCTGATGCCGCTTGTATCATCGGTATACATGACCTCAGACACACGGGAGCGGCCCTCTTTTCCGTATTCGTTGGCAACCTCGACAATATCCCCGATAAAGAAGTCTCGGCCATACACATAAAGCTGTGTGGCGTCAACCTCGCCCTCGAAGTTTGCAACAGGGGTTACCTCCGACAACTTATCTGCGCCTCTCTCCTTGAGCTGCGCCGTGTATTCCTCGTCGGTCAGGGTCTTATCATCGACCTTGGATGAAATATCACGGGCATCCACAAAAAGCTCTCGCCGGTCAAGGCCGGAGGTTGTATCGTCTCCTCCATTGCCATTCACCGTAGTGTAGCGGCGCTCCGACCCCTCGCCTTCCCCACCGACCAAAGCGACATTTTTCATGTCCTTCTTTGATTCGTAGTAGTTGGAGTTGATGATGTTGTCGAACCCGGACGAAAATATAACATACGGCACCGTGGTCTGTTCATAAGACCGGTCGGTGCCGATGTAAAGTTCAAATACGAATTGGAAGCTGTCGTTCAGCGTAACCTTGAATCCGACATTGTTAGCTTCACACAGAGCCTTTATCGAGTCATACAGATTGTCGCCTGTAAACTGTGCCTGAACCGTCAAAGCAGTAATGCGTTCATCGGTACTTTCTTTGAAGATGAAGTTCGGAATTTTACGAGCAACAATCGCAGGAGAGATAATGCTGTCTGTGAGTAACTTTTTGATACCATTTTGAAAGTTTCCGTCAAGGACAGTCTGCTCCCAAATGATGCGCCGTTCGAGAATCGACTCAAGTGAGCGGCCTTTCACCGTGAGGTGGTTGCCGGACTCAACATCGGTGTCGATTTCGATTTCATCAACGATCATAAGGTGTTCCGATTCACTGCACCAAACATAGTAGCCGTCTTTGATGAATTGATAGAACACCGCCTCGACCGGAGCGTAGATTTCCATGTCACCGTATGCATTGTAACGGTCAGACCAGATAAAGGACTCGTAATCGTCCAAAACACAGACGACCTCGAAATCGGTATCCATAATCAAAGCGTTCATCTTAGATACCCTCGTAGAGTGTGGTGTGGTCAACCACAAACATCAGATAATCAGAACCCTCGTCCGCCGAGTAGGCGAAAATGTTATCACCTTTTGTAAGGCTGAACCATTCGTCGTTTCGGGGGTCGATAGCGTTCAGGATGTTTGTAGATTTACCATTTCGGAGCAGGGTCACAGACCGCGACCCCTTGTCGGTTGTAATGATGATTTCGTCACCCTTTACAATGCCGGAACCCGTCAACGCCACAAGCTTATCGTGGTAGATGTGCATAGTTCCTCTGGTATCTACATTGTAAATGGTGATGTTCTTGACCGTGGCGGATGCTGTGATTCGTATCTGCACACCACTTTCCGCATCGCCCTCATACCGCACAAGGTTTTCAGCTTTGACAACGATTTTGCCAAATTCAATGTGCGGGCTTCCGGCAGCCAAAGGGCCAAATGCAATCATCCGGTCGTAGCTGTCAAGAATAGGAATACCGTCACTGTTGATGAGCAGGTTGGTAGTGTCCAGAGCATCCTCGTTGCTGAACGGGAACTCAAAGGCCGCTTCAACGCCGCTGAAAGAAGTGACGGTATCGTAAATAGAGCTGAAATACGGATTGGGGCAGATGATAGACACCTGGCATCCCTCTCGGTCAGAACAAATATCAGGCTCGTTAGTCTCGACATAGCCGACGATCTGACATTCGCGGTTGTCGGTCTTGAACGCAAGAATAACGGGCTTCTTGAGTGGGAAATACTTGTAGGAACGATGGCGCGCATCTTCAATCGTGGGAATCGGCGTGAAATACATAGGAAGTACGATGTTGCGTTCTTCCGCTCTTGCAGAGTTGTATTTTGAACCATCCTTTGTCGCCACTTTCGAAGTGTTGACGCTCGCCGTAGGTGGTCCAAGACCCGTCATGTCGTGAAGAATAAACCCGGTTGACTCGGAATTCATCATGGGGATGGTGAGGCTTTCGCCAAGATAATTTGTTACGGTCAGTGACTGAATCATCAGGCTTTGCCTCCTCTCTTCATGATTGCAAACAGGTTCTTGGTATCGCGGTAGATTTCGCGGCGGGACAGTGCCTTAGGCGAATAGTTGTACTGGTTGAACTCCTGAACAACAGGCGCAGGTTCATTTTGGTCAGCCGAGCCGTTGTCGTTCGTGGAAACAGGCGCGCTCATCTGACGGGCCGCGCTGTTGACATTACGGACAGAACCGGCCAATGCCAACGTGCGCCGGTCAGACATAAGACCGTTAAGTGTGTAAAGACCAGCCTCCACATCCGACAAATCAATGACCGGACGAATGGTAGGCTCGGTGTCGATGCCGTTGTTGATCAAGTCCATCAAACTTTCAAGGGCAAGCGTTGTGGAGTTCACAGCCGTGTTTCCGAGTTCGGTTCCACTCTGAGACACCTTGCTCACCATCTTGTGCATAGCCTGGATGTAACCCTCGCCAGACATTTCACCAAGCCAGGCAAATTCCTTGGACGGCGAATTGATGTCTAGTGCGGACTTTGCGGCATTGAGAGCACTTCGGGCCAAATCAGCAGCCGCCTCAGCAGCAGACTGAATTTTGGACGTAAAACCCTCTATAAAACCGCCGATAGCATAAGTACCTGCTGTCAAGAAATCCGTTCGCATAGCGTTGATTTTGCTAACGCAAGCGGTAATCAGATTTTCCACAGTACCTACGGAAGCACCTTGCTTACTCGCAAAGCCATTGCTCACGTTTGTTGCCGAACCATCACCAGAAGAATAGAAGTCTCCCTGCCTATTTTGAATGCTTTGCAGGGACGTATCCATCGTGGCATTCACAGCGTTGACCGTGGATGTGTTCTGAGAGATACCAGCACCTAAAGCAGTAGCTAAGTAAGAGCCGGCGTTCAGAAAATCGTTATACTTCTGGTTCGCCGATGAAACTGCATTGGTCAACAAAATCGTTACAGTGGTAGTCAAAACTTCAGATTGGAGAAGCATACCCTCTGATAGTGCAGTTGCTAGCGATGCACCTTCTGAATTGAAACTATTTGCATAGCCAGAAATAATTTCAAGCAACGAACTCAACGAAACCTGGAGATTAGTCCCGGCCTCGTTAAGAAGATTGAATCCAGATGCAATCGATGCAAAATCGATGCTCGAAAATTCCGAAATAGAACTTCTGACAGAATCCAAAGTTGAAGCATACCCATAGCCGAAGCTAACTCCGGCCATTGATTCAAGTCCAGTGGCTAATTTTTCAAGGTTTTCGCCAAGATTGCCGGAAAACGAAACGTTATTCCAGGCAGAAAGCGAAGCAGCAAGGTCTTTAAGAGGTGTTACTATTGCCGAAATTGACCACCCACCGAATGCTGAAAAACTAAACGCTTCTACACCTTTAGCAAGTGATTCTAGGTTGGATTGCATATTAGTTGGAAGCGAAACATCGGTCCATGCCTTTACGGAATCTGCTAGTTCTTTCAGGGGACTGACAACTGCGGAAAGTGACCATCCTGCTAAAAAATCTGGCCCGAAGGACGAAATCCCAAGAGCAAGATTTTGAAGGTCCGTGCTCATGTTTTCCGGAATGTAAACATCTGACCATTTTTTTACAGCTTCTACAAGAGAGGTCAATCCCTCCGAGACTGGATTGAGAACGGAGGCTCCAAGTCCACTAAAAGTAAACGAGGTGACACCAGTTGCAAGCCCCGAAAGTTGAGCTCCCAATGTGTCTGGGACTGTAACACCAGACCATTTCTTTACAGAAATAGCTAAATTTCCAAGAGGTTCGGCCAAAGTTGCGATTGCATTAGCCCCCATCCCTCCAAACATGAATCCATTCACGCCAGAAGCAAGAGAACCAAGTTGCGTTCCGATATCTTGCGGAACAACAACGTCGGACCATTTCTTTACAGAGTTAGCCAAATCGCCAATTGGTTTAGCAACAGTCGCAATAGCATCAGCTCCGGAACCAGCGAACATAAATCCGTTTACACCTGAAGCTAAACTTCCTAACTGTGTAGCGATTCCAGTCGGTACGGTAACATCTGACCATTTCTTTACAGAATCGGCGAGATCGCCAAGAGGTTTGGCCATGTCCGATATCGCAGATGCTCCAAAGCCTGAAAATGTAGCAAGCAATCCCCCGCCGGCAATTTCGCTTAATGCTGCACCCATTGTGGCAAGACCTGTTTGTGCATTTTCCCACGGAATCTCACTAAACTTTATAAAAGCATCCGCAAGATCGCCAAGTCCTTGAATAGCTATAAGCAGCGAACCGCTACCGATGGCACCAGCAATTCCGGCAAGAAGACCATCAGCCGCAGTGATTATAGCAATCTCGGATAGTGCACTGCCCATAAAACCAAGGCCTTGCATACCTTGCTCCCAGGAAATTGACCCGAACTTTGCAAGTGCATCAGCCAGATCGCCAAGGCCTTGGATTGTGAGCAATATACTACCGGCGCCGAGTAATCCTGAAAAACCGGCAATGACACCAAGTGCACCGGAAAATAAAGAAACTTCAGCCAATGCCCCGCCCATGGAAACCAAGCCGCGCTGAATTTCTTCCCACGACATTGAGCCAAATTTAGCTAAAGCGTCAGCCAAAGGTTCCATGCCAAGTATCACGAGGTCTATACTTCCAGCTGCAAAAATTCCAGAAAAGCCAGCAAGTTTACCAACAGCAATAAGAGCGATACTAAGTTCGGCCAATGCGCCGCCCATTGCGTCAATGCCCTGACTTGACTGCTCCCACGGTATACTTCCAAATTTCATAAGTGCATCGGCCAAAGAAGACAAACCAAGGATAACAAGGTCCAATGCCCCAGCCGCGAAGATGCTAGAAAATCCGGCAATTGTGCCAACCGCAATAAGAGCAACGCTAAGTTCTCCTATGGCTACACCCATGGCAACCAAGCCGCGCTGAATTTCTTCCCACGACATTGAGCCAAATTTAGCTAAAGCGTCAGCCAAAGGTTCAAGAGATTGCACAACAACAAAAATTCCAGCACTTCCAAGCAAAGAAGAAAAGTTACCAAATTTTCCCAATGCAGAAATTGCAACAACAAGTTCAGCCAATGCTCCGCCCATACCGACAAGACCATGGGCAATTTCATCCCAAGACAGCCCGGAAAATTTAGTCATGGCATCGCCAAGAATGTTACAACTTTCGGCCAGAGCCAGCATAGCTGCACTTGTGGTAAGACTAACCTTGACCCCGCTAATCGCTTTAAGACCCAAGCATAATGCCGTTAGTCCGCCAGCTACTCCGATAAGCCCTTTTCCGAGTTCTGGAAGCGAGAGACTGCCAAATTTACTCACGGCATCGGCAAGAATTTTCATGGATTCGGCCATCAGGACCATACTGCCCCCGGCTTTAACCAAACCTTTAGAACCGTTAGATTGAAGAGTCTTTGTTACCGATTCTAAGGTCATGCTCAACATTTTGAAGAGCACGCCAATAGTCGTTACCGACTTTACAATACCGCCGAGATCGAGTTCGGAAATGGTCTTAAGAGATGCCGTAAGAATACCGATAGCTGCGGCAATCTCAAGTAATGCACTTGCTTTTATGCCAGTAGTGAAATTCTCTAGCGAATCGTGTAATGAATCAAAAATCTCCGAAATGCTCGACTTCAAGCCGCTCTCTTTTTTCTTATCGAATAGATTCGATAAGAATTCCTTGATTGACTTGGTTGCCCCCGATAGATTCTTGGTTGCGTCTACAATATTCTTGCCAACAAGAATACCGAAAATTGTACCGAGTGTTTGCCCAATTCCCATCAAGCTAACATTTTCTTTTGTCCAAGAAATAATTTGACTTACAATTTCGCCAATTTTCGACGCAAGAGACCCTATGATAGAGCCGATACTATCGAGAACTCCGCTCAAACTGGAACCGCCAGTTAAACTTGAAACAAAATTTGAAATAGCAGTTGTAATCGAAGAAAGAAAAGACTCAAAGCTGCTTAAATCGAGATTTTCATTTAACGATGTCAGGAAATCGCCAATTTTAGCAGTGGCATTTAGTAGTACATTTCCTAAGTCTTTCAGCCCACTTGCACCGAGAAGTCGCGCAACCGCATCGCCAACAGTACCAAGAACTTTCTTGAAAATGCTAAACACTGAAAAGATTCCAGAAAATGTGCGCTTCAGTTTATCGGCAGTATCGTCACTGATTTTCAGCTTAGATGTGAAACTCTCAAGTGTGGAGGTAATATTGACAAGTCGCTCGGCGGTCATAGGCGGAAAAATGTTATCAAACGCTTCTTTAATCGGAACAACGACTGACTCAACTGCATCCCAGATATTCCAAATTGAATCGATTAAGTCCGTGCGTCCGCCTGCGTCTTTCCAGCTTTCAAGAATTTCGTTTCTGATTTCAGCTCCCCCAGCAAAGACATCATACATTCGGTTGGCGAGTTCGGTCCACAAATCGGTTGCCTCATCAGCATTACCAAATATCAGTTCGAATGTCTTCATCCAGCCTGTGCTAACAGCATCTTTCACGGATTCGATTGCGTCACCGAATGTACGTGCTTTCTGGGCCGCTTCAAAGGCTTTTAACGAAAATTCGTCAAATGTGTAGCCGAGAGACTTAATCGCCTCGTCTATGGAAATGCTTTCCTTCTCGGATTTTGAATGAATTTCTTCGATAATTTCAGAAACAGTCATGCTCCGCTTGTTAGAAGCGTCAACAATTTCGGTTACTGCCTTCGAGTAGTCATTAAAGACCTGCATCATGACATCCGATGTCAACCAAGCACCATCAGTAAGCTGGGTAGTAAACTGGGATACATTAAACGCTGTGGCTTTTGCCCCTTGTGAAACGGCAGAGTAAGTTTCGTCACCATTATCTTTAAGAGTTCCGAGGGATATAGCCGCAGCAATGCACTTGCGACGAAATTCGTCGGTATCCATGGAAGCATTCTGGATGGACTTGTAATCTTCCAAACGCATAACACCAGCGCCCATTGCCTGGGACAGCTGATACATTGCACGACTGGCAGTCTGAGCATTCTGTCCAGAAAGAGCCGCCCAGTTAGCAATGCCCTCCATCGCCGTAACGGACTCTGTCAGATTTTTACCGGTGGCTGTGAATTTTGCAATGTTGGCGACCATATCTGTGAAATTATAACTGGTCTCATCGGTGAAGGTGTTAAGTCGATCAAGCTCACGGTTGACATCCTCGAGCGCATAACCTTGAGCCTCAAGAGTTGCCACAGATGATGTCTTGGAACCAAACTTCTCGAAGCCGGCAGAAATTTGGTCAATCGAAAGAGACTTAACAAGATGTTCTCCAGCAGCCATAGCCTTATTGACAATATTCTGAAGTGCCGTAATTGCCACAACTTCCATTGCCGTGAATTTCTGCTGAATGGCGACGACGCCGTTTCCAAGGGTATCAAAACTGACATTATTTGCGGCGCGGCCGATGTTCTCAAATCCTTTCGCACCGTCTTTCAGCTGAAGCCCGTTCTCCAGGTTTCGAATGCTCTTGAGACTCGTCTGGATTCCGCTCTCAAATTCTTTGTTATCAAATTGCATCTCTACGATGCGTTGGTCAATAGATGAACTCATTCTTTCGTTACCTCCTTCCACGCATCGTCTGCAATTTTGTCAAAAATAGGACGGATGGCAGGGTTGATATAATCTCTCCCCTGCACATATCCGCCATGATTTGTGCCGTGACCGTATTGCAGAATGATGGCAATATTTACACCATTGTTCACATTGGAATTTATCCAAACAATCTTTATACCGGAGTTGGTTTTCTCGATTCGGTAATCCCAACTTTCAGCAGTCTTACCGGTATCAACAGGTGTGGCCAGGGCAAGGGCCGCAACACCTTCCCTGCCATACTTATCAAGATTCTTCAGATAATCACCCTTAAGGGTTCGCTCAAGGAACTTTGTTGTTTTCTTCAGATTACCCTTATGTTTAAATACAATTCCGGCCATTTTGAATTACCTCACACATAGCTGGCGCTGTAGAGCCCCTGCTCCACGAGTCTAAGCGAATTGGCGAGGTTATAGATAGCCATTGCATCACCGTTGCTCACGGGGCCAATCTCGATTTTCTGCATGAGCTTCGTTGGTGTCTGGTCTGTGGCAGAACTGTTCCAATCCTTGATAAGATTGTTCATGTCCACATCACCGCCGGTAAAAATGCCCGTAACCGGAGCTTGTCCATACTGATGAATATGTCGCGGAAGAGTCGTGTTGAACGCCGCCCTCGTGTCCGAAAGCCAACCGATGTAGCCGGAATTCACAAGCCCGGTGTAATCGATGTAATTGAGTGCAAAGTCCGTGAAGGTGTAAATACCCGGCAAATATCCGCAGGCTCGCACCTTCTCGCAAAACGCTTTCGCACATTCAGTTTTTACATTCTTGGAAACACCATCAGCGCGTCCGGTATGCTCCTTCGTTCCCCACTCAGAATCATAGAACAGTGGAAGCCCTTTTCCTCGACCCGCCAATAGATTGCAGGCGAACTCCGCTTCTTCCTTTGCTTCGGTAGCGTTCTTGGCCTGCGTAAAGAAGTAGAACCCGGCAAGCTTGTCATTGTCCAACGCACCGGTAACATTGGCCTCGAAATACGGGTCCGCCGCCAAAGTACCGGCATCCAGATAGCCACGGTAGCCAATTCGGATGAGGGCCTTGTACGGTACAAGAGCCCAATTGATTTGACCTTGATATTTAGAAACATCGATAAGCTTTGTACTTTCTGCAACCGGAGTTGGCGCTTCACCGTAGGTGCCGACCTTGTTATCCGTACCGGAATATGCAGTGGGGTCAAGCCCCTTCCCTGTAGAAGTGGCGCGAACCTCAAAGTGAACATGTGCATACGGAGGGTCGGCGAGTGCTGCGTTGCCGGTATTACCCATAACGCCCAGAGCATCGCCGGATTCGACGACGTCGCCGACCTTAGCCAGTAGCTTACTGCAATGGCAGAAATACAGGTAATTCACGGCATCGGGTGTCTGGTTAGCATCAAGGCGCACGCAAATGTAATAACCCCACTCCCATGTCCTGTTGGAATGGTCCGTCACAATGCGGGCCGTAATTACTTTGCCGCGAATCTTTTTGCCCTTATAAGTGGGCATATAAAAAGTGGTACCGTCCAGAAGTTCCAGATCGATACCACCGTGCCAAACCGTTCCGTTTCCTCGGGTATAGCCATAGCAAGCATATCCATAGCGCACACGGACTCTACCGTTAGCAATTCCAAGTTTCATGTCTTATCTCCCCTTCTAAATTGGAATCTTATGGTTTCTTTTTGCGCGCAGCGTTAAGTCTGCGGTTTCGTTCCATAATCTCACGCCTGCTCATCTTTTTAGGCGGAGCATTCTTGATGTTGCAAACCTTAATAAGAGTGATTAGGCGATTCAGATGCCATTTCTCAAACTCAACCGGAATCTGTAAAGCAATCATCCAGTAGTAAATCAGTTCGGAAGTGATAACCTCACTTTTACCACCTTTGGATTGCTCTTTTGAAAACCATGTCGCTGTCATAGGTGCATCAATGTAATCATTGATCTGCTTGAACAAAGCTGGCGTGATTCCTCTGTAAGCTAGAGGGTTTATGTTCTTGTTTACAGTCATGCACCGTATGTAATCGAGCGATTCCTCAATGGTTTTTGATTCCTCCTGAAGAAAAGGTTTATGCCATTTTGATTCCCACTTAGAGAGGGAGACAAGCGAATGCTCGAGCGTCAGATGCTGTTCTGGAACATAGACGAATTCACAATGATTCTCATCGAAATATTCTTGTTTGGGGATAGTGATCTCAAGCATTCTCTTGCCTCTCGATTCTTAGCTGTTTACATCGGCCGCTTCTTTAGGCAGAACACCGTTGATGAACTCAGCTGCCATTTTTGCATCGCTCGCAAGCTCAATGAACAGCTCAGAGTAGGCTTCAGTCTGCTCAAAGGCGTCGCGCAGCTCCTGACTCTTGATGAAACGGCGACCGTCCGCGGACTTCTCGCCGTAAGCTTTCAGGATAAGAGTCTTGAAATACTCGATGATGCGAGATGCATCCTTTTCCTGAACAATCTTTTCCAGAGTCTTGGTAAGGCCACCAACCGTCCCAAGCTGAAGCTCGATAACTTCAGCCTTGTTCAGGTTGAAGTAAAAGTCCTCAGCGCGGTCGTTGCCGTCATAGTCGACATACTTGATGTTTTTCTTAAGCATAAGAGATTTCTCCTTTCAAATATCCGAACTCACGCAGGAAGCAGATTCTCCTCGATGGGCTCTCCATCAGAAGACAGGACCGCAGACCATCTGCTGTCCGAAATCTGTCCTGCGTTTAAGAGTTTTTTAAGATTCCAAAGACCTCGTCCGGCATGGGCAGGCGGGCCTCAACAGCATCCTTACCAAACAGAATATCCTCCAGAGCGGCAAGCTTGGACTTGTCGGTGACCTTGGTGGAATCGATGGTGATGCAAGAGGTGGGCTTCATACCCTCGACCGCGACGGGGTTGGTGGTGATCTCCCAAGAGAAGCTCACAGCATCGGGACTATCATTGATAGTCTGATGCTGCTCCTCGGAGGGAGAAGCGGTGCAGCCGTAGACCAGATGCAGCTTATAACCGTCATCCTTCGTGCTGGCGGTATCGTTGCCGATCTCGGTACGGTACACAAAGCCGAAAGGCTGACGGCTCTGCTGGCCGACATACACGCCATCCAGAGCAGCGGCGGAGCCATCGCAGGCCTCAAACTCCTCAGGATACTGGTAGGCCTCAATCGTGAGACCCAGCTGCTCCGCACTGCGCAGAGAAGCGTACTTGATGTTGTCTGCGTACAAGGCAGTCTCCTCAGCACCGGACGGAGACTCCGTGACACTGGTCAGACCGTTCCATGCAACACCCTTGGGGTACTTGCCGGTCTCGTCCTGAGGATACAGAACACCGTGATTTACGCCGGTCTCGTACTTACGAGTACCGGTCTCGTCCCAAACCAACTTAGACATGGTTGTTTCCTCCTTAGTAGTAAATGTTGAATACGAAATGATTTAAGTTATCGGCTTTGTAAGTTCTATCGAACAAACAAAGAGGCCACTGTGCGATAATGTCCGGATAAGAACTGTCCGGATTTTTATCGATCACAGTGACTTTATAACGCTTTCGCTGCATATACGGTTTATTGTCAGCAAATTTGGTATCCACTGTCGCAAGCGTATAGACAATGCATGGATACTGTAACTTGGTAGGCGGCTGATAATAGCAACGGCACTCTGGCCCTGTATCCGGGCATCCGATAACTTCGCACAGTGCATGGTGCAGGTCAAGTCTGGCTCCCACCGTTGTATTCACCTCCAAGTGTCAGCACAAGTCTCGGGTATTGAACATCAACATCCGTGACTTTCCATTTCACGCCCATGTATTCTGCATACCGCATTGTATGGAAATTTGCCGTTGCATAAGGGTCGGCAAGGATGCTGATTTGATTGGAGATGTTCACTCCATCGTTCAGATACTCCCTCCCCTGAAGACGACGAGTATTCCGAGTCAACTCACCGTAGTAGTTGCGCTCCTCAATCTCGTCCTCTGCCCAAACACCGGGAGCAGATTCGGCTGTCATACAGAAACCGATTTTTCCATAGTATTTAGCCATGACAAATCTCCATTTTGATTAGTTTTGACTAACTCGTAATCAAGCGGCGACAGTGGTGCTAACAGTCTCCATGGTCTCAAAGACGATGGCAGACTTGGGCACGGTCAGAGCGCCGGAGCAGCGGGTCTCGATCAGGTACTTGTACTGGTTGTAGTCAATGTCGAAGTCGTCAAAGAGCGCCACAGCGCCGCCCTTATCAGCGCCGACAGTGTAATCGGCCAGGTTGACGATGATGCCCTGAAGGGTATAAACGTCCTTCTTCTGCGTCTCGGAATGCTCGACCTCGCGCTTCTGGTTTTCGAACAGAGGGCTGGTAACGATGCGGGAAACACGCATCGCAGTGGCCAGTTCGTCAACACTCTTGTAAATGCGGCGTCCGTTCGTGTCCTTCAGCAGAAGCATCTCGGCCAGAACATCCTCGGTGGTGAAGAACGCGGGGTTGCCGGAGCCACGGTACTCCTTGCGGGCACGGATGGCATCGTCCATGATGTTGTTGACCAGATCGGCGTCGTTGCTGCCCTTCTCAATCTGGCGATTGATGGTAAACAGCTTATCGTCAGTCCAGATGGGACGGATGTGCTCGGCGCTGATCTTGGAATCGTCGGCAGGAGAACGGCCATCGCCCACCATGATGGCACGAGCGATTTCCTCATTCAGCTTACCGCGCATCTCTCCTTTGACCCAGGCAACCACATCGAAATCGGTGATGTCGATGATGTCGTCACGGTCAAACTTCTGCTTCTTGTACACGGTCTGGGGGTCGGTGGTACGCTTCAGCAGGGTGAAGACCTCCTCGATCTTCTTCTTGCCCTTCGTGTAACCTCGTGCGCGGGCCTCATCGGCAGTAATGTCGGCAAAGCTGGTCTTGACGCGGCTGAACGGAACATGCTTGACACCGGCCATGATGATGCCGACGGCAGTCTGGTCACGGTCAATGAACTTCGGCGGCGTGTTCAGCTCGTGGTACTCGGGGAACAGCTTGCCGATATCCTTGATACCGTAATCACCGGCGGAATGCTCCAGGTAATCCTCGGTAGCCTCCTTCAGGGTCAGACGGCCCTTCTTGGCATCGTCGATGATGGTGGCCATAGCGTCGTGGCTCAGAATATCCTCAGTCTGGGTGGGGGCATTCTGGTCGAAAACATTGTGCTTAATCATTTCGGGTTCCTCCTCATTGTTTTTGTTGGGTTCAGTGTCTTCGGACGCAGAGTCCATTGCGGCCCCAATCAGGGCGTACATAACGTTTCTCTGTTCCTCGGTCATGCTATTGACAACGTCTTTTACGGTTTTCTCGCTTTCAGACGCAGTTTTTTTGATCTCCGTAGGCTTATTTCCATCAGCCATCTTGGGCTCCTCCTTTTCTTCAGCGGAATGTTCAAGGACATCCTCGAACTCGCCGCTCTCATAGTCAACCGAACCCGGGTCGTTATAAATAACGCCCATATCGGTCTCGTCGGCGCCATGCGCCATAACCTCTTCAATGTGGGCACCGGGGTTAGCACCGGCCAATACCAGGCTCAACTCACGAATGATGCCGTGCGCCACATGGCGGCGCGTACCATCACCGGAATAGCGCAGGCTGTCGGCCCAGATGCTGAACGAGTTGATGTCCCGGTTCTTAACAACGGTCTTAGCCATCTGGCCTTTTTCGCTGTCATTGAACGTGACATAAGCCCGCAGACCATCGGGGCACGACTTGAGCAGGGCATGACCCAGCACATTATCAATGGAATCATGTCGGTGCATCCACACAACCGGGACTTCGGCACCATCTTGGTCTTTAAACGCCCCGGGCATAATGGTTTTACCGTCGCTGCACAGCACACCGTATTTGGTGGCCATACCGGCGCAGTCATAACTATGTTTCGCCATTTTGATCTTCCTCCTTATTAGATTTTTGCGTACCGAATCGAGCGGCAACCTCGTCCTTACTTGTACTGATGTTCGGATTGCTCAGGATGTCAGAATTCGGGTCGTTATTCGGCTTGAAGCCAACAATCTGACGCAATTCGTTAGATGTAAGGATTTCGTTACGACGCAGCTTGTCAGCAATATCCGCAATCTGCGATACAGGAACAAGCTTGAACGGCTCACTGAAATAAACAATCGACTGCCCGCGCCCTCGCGCATTTGGTGAGATGAACTTTCGTTTCATTTCATCCACAATGGCCGAAACAATGGCACCGACAACACGATTGTTGTAATTCAGCATCGCTTTGTCATCGGCTGTGCCGTTCAGAATTTCTTGCGTCATACCTAGCTGGCCCCAGAAAAGCTCTTGTAGATACTCGACCTGTTTCATGAGATTGTTGTCGAGACTGCGGTTCAGTTGGGTAATGTGCTCTGTACTGTCCGTGTAGGCAATGCCATACTTGGAGCCGGTAAGCTGCTGTTCGATGTCTTTGCGGCGTCGTTCGGCCTGCTCCTGACGTGCCGGTGTCTTGATGGTATACGGAAGCTGAATAATCAAGTCCAGCTTTCCGGAACTCGTCTGCTCATCGACAACGTCAAGCAATGCCAACTTTCGGATAAGCCGCTGCATCGTTGAGTTCGGTTCGTTCATGATGGGATAGAACGGGTTCTCGACCAGTCCAACGGCACGTTTCGGCATCATGATTTGTTCATGACGACCATTTCGTTCGTTGTAAAGTTCAATCTTTACGTCTGATGGATACCACTCGACTACCTTGCCGACGCGCAGCGAATCTATTTCAAATGCACCCGTCTCAGGGTCAGTGGAAGTCTCAACGGGAACAATGGCAACATGGCCTTCATCCAGCATTGTCATCACACTATCCTGAATAAAGGCTCGTCCGCTCTGGTCAAGGTTTGCTTCCAGAGTCAAACAGCTGTTTAAACCGCTGGGATGTTCCTGTTTGAATCGACCATCGGAATCCAAATCGGCATGAACAATTCGAATGTCAGCACAGTCCATAGCGATGCGGGTGATGACTGATGTAACAATTGTACGCTCATTGCCTCTGCTAAACCGTACCCGGTCCGGCCGGTAGGAATAGCCCCCACCATAATCGCGATATGTCATCGGGGGGTCCCGATTTAAAAAAGCGTTCCATGCATGTTTCAGCCTGGAACCGAAAGTTTGATTTTCATCCATGAGCACACCTCATTCAAAAGCTTCTCTATTGATTTTGTAAGCCACAAAAGCGTCCATCATAGCCGCAACAGCGTCGATTTTCTCACTATAACGTTTTTTCCATAGCTTACGGTTGCCATTGGTATCTTCCAAGGTGATACAGTTTCCCATGGCAAACGTCATGAGTTCTTCATCAAACAAAAGCATCCGCTCCCCTGCCAGCTTCTTGAGCTCGCCAAGAGGAACGGATTCTGTTCTTGCACCCTGTATAACTTTTTCGATTCCAAATGGGCCGTTTTCGCTGGCCCAGCGTTCGACAAACTCTTTTGCATTGTACGGGTCATAGCCAAAAGCTGTAACGTCGTACTGGCATCGGGCGATATGATTATCAAGGTCCTCATACACCTGCATCATATCAAGAACCGCGCCTTCCATAACGATCAGGCTGCCTTCATTGATGAATTTCTCGTACAGCACTCGTGTGGCCGCGGGCAATTTCATCAGAGTCAGTGATGTTATGTAGTTCCGGGTCTTGATACCGAAACATCCGTTTGAAAGCGGGAAGATAAACGTGAATGCACAGAAGTCGTCACCCTGACTAAGGTCTGCACCAAGAGCGCACTGCATCTTCCAATATTCGCGGTGCGGATGGCACAGTGTTTCCTCATAAGTGAAGAAGTAGGTATAACCTTCCATAGGCAGACCGAAACGTTTTGCAAGAATATCATTGCGTGCAGACGGATTCTGTTCGGCGCGCTCGACATCAAGCTGATACGTTTCGTAAGTAACAGTCTTTCCTAGATTAGGATTGGCCTTTAGCCACATATCAGGGTTTCCAACTTCATCTACGGAGTCAAGCTTATACCACCAAATCGACACATGCGGATTGAAATACTCACCCTTCAGGATTTTTCTCAATTCCATTTTGATTGTATCGCCGCTGCCGTTACGAACGGTACCCTCCGAACTCGTGGCTATGATGACATAATCGTTGTCACCATTAGACCCTTGCTCTTTGGTTGCACCCTGTTCAATAGCACCGATGGGGTCTTCCCGAATATCGCCGGAAAGCCATTCATCCACAGAGGCACATGCAACACGAAGACCCTGAAGCTTATCGATAGTCATAGGACGAATCTCAAGTAGAGACCCGGTCGTGAAATTCTCGATACCTTTTTTGGTGGCTGCGAGCTTAACTCGATTCGCTTTAGAACCCGTCGTGTTTTGCAATGAACCCTCGGTCAGGAACTTGAATACAGGGCCGCGCGCTCGGGTGATAGCCGTTCGGAGCGGAGAAAGCACCTCATCAGCCTGGCGCATAGTCGGAGCGGTAGTGATCTGTAATGTGGTAAGAGTCTTGACATTCAGGAAATAGTTTTGAACACAGGTATCATACAAAGATTTAGCAGCACCTCGTCCGACAATAAGATACTGTTTATTGATTAGCCGTTTCTTGATTTTTTTGTTGACATAATGTCCGCCATGTCCATCGGGGTTAGGCTCATACACACTTCTGTCAATAAAGTAGTACCAACCAAAAATCTCCTCCCCCCACACCTTAAATGTATCAAGCATGTGGAAATCGGAGCCATCGGTAAGAGTCAGTTCGCCTTCACAAGAAGCAATCCAGCCTTCAACCGGGTTCGGGTCATAGTATTTGGTCGGGTCGGCAATCAAATCATCGATACGGTTCATCTCCAGCGCCACTTCACGGCAAACGGGAATTTCGCCTCGAAGCACGGCCTCTCTGAACTGGCCGTAATACTTCGGAACGGCAGTATTAGAGAGTGCCATAATATCTCCTTTGTAGTACCATAAAAGGCATTGTCCTTTTATGATTTCATGATATAATTTAATAAAGAGGAGTTGAAAGTCAATGAAAGCGCCAGAAATCAATCAAGAGCAAGTAATGAAAGTTCTTGACCAGTGCTACGATATTGCGATAAAAGGCCTTGCAACGAGTAAAAACTGCACAGAACTAGCAAATGAATATCTGAGCAGATTTGATAGTCAGGATATCGCTGTGAAAACAATGGTAACCAACCAAATTGCAATGTGCACAACTTCTGGATTTTTAACAAGTCTAGGAGGACTAATTACTTTACCGGTTGCACTACCTGCAAATCTAGCAACCGTATGGTATATGCAAATTCGCATGATTGGTGCAATAGCAGTAATGTATGGGTTTGACCCTTTCGATGATTCAGTGCGAACCTTGGTCTATCTTTGCTTAACTGGGACATCCATATCTAAAATTTGTCGAGATGCGGGGGTACAATTTGGCAATAAGCTGACCTTGACACTTGTTAAGAAGATTCCGGGGGCCATGCTCACAAAAATAAATCAAGCGGTGGGTTTTCGCTTTATCACAAGAGCGGGTTCCAAGGGAATCATTAACCTAACCAAGATGGTTCCGATTGTCGGAGGTGTAGTTGGCGGAGCATTTGATTTTGCCGGTACAAAAGTAATTGCCAACAAAGCAATCAAAGTCTTTGGGCGGGGAGAATTGGATTAAGCCTTCTTTTTTAATTCTCGAATAGACAATGCAATGGACAATGCTGAACTGGTAATAGCAAGGGCGGCACCACCATAATCTAATATTTCATCGACCACGGCTTGTCCTCTATCGATCTTATCGGGCTCGTAGGTAATGTTTCTATACTGTTGTTCCAAATTTTTACGATTTATAGTCCGGCGCAGTTCGTCATCGGTCATGTCCGAAAGGTCTTTTGTATTTTTTCTCTTTCGTGTACTTTTCACAACCTGATTTAAATTTTTCATTTGATTTGCCAACTGCCGACCAGAATCAACGGCTTCTTTTGAACTTTGCAATTTGCTTTTCTTTTCCGGATGATTCTTTTTGTACTGAGCTTCTAACGCATGACGACGATTGTCTTGAATTAACTCATCGTCGGCCATATCTGAAATCTTCTTTTTCTTTGGACTCTTTTTTGCCGAAGTGGAAAGAGGGTTCTTTCCGTAAACTTGTGCACGTCTCCGTCCTTCAGTAGTTAAAGTACCGTCCTTATTCTGGTATCTACGAACGCCCCATTTCATACCCAAAATTCCGTGATGCGCTAAGTAATCATCGCCGGAACTTACAGATTCATAAATCCACATTTTCATC